AAATACGATAAACCCAGGTTCTTCTATATTCTCCCCCACAACAACATAGGCTAAATTTTTAGGCGGATACTTATACGCTGAGCTTAACATAGAATCTATGATTGCTTGTGGTGTAAGTATTGCCGTTATGTCTTCATTAGTACTTCTTAAAAAATGATCTAAAGTCATTAAAGCTTTAGGTACTGCTTTGTAAGATATCCCATTGCGATATACAGATGATGAGCTTACAGTATCTTCATTGAATTTTACTAACTCAATTATATCTACTAAGTCCTTCTGTCTCGCCAAACTCTTTACTATAGAGTCTTGAGCATAAGTGAAACAGACTGATTTCTCATATCCATCTAACCCCTTAGAACCTGCTGTAGCTAGGTCTTCAAACAGTATCTCAAACTCATTATTTAGTTCCTTTGAATTCATTTATAACTTTTTCACTGATTGCCAGCTTTAAATCTCCTTGCTCCACATCTTTCAGATATGTTGCAGCTTGAGATAACGTGGCAGCTTTACCTTCAAAAGCTAACGGTGCTTCATTATAGTAGTACATACCACTAATAACTTTCACAACCTTTTGTATAGCTCCTAATCTTATAATACCTTTTTCTACAAAAAGTGGGTCCTCTAAAGTTTTGATAAAACTTTTCTCGTTTGTATCTACTGCTTTATTAACAAGTTGTCTAAGTTCAGGATCTGATATAGATGGTAGAATTCGTCTTCCACTATTTATAACAAACAGTAACATTCTTTCTCTCGATCCTTCCAGAGCTCCAAGCAATTTGTATGCTTTTTTTCTATCATCTGATTTCTCTAATGATAGTAGAACTTCGTCATCCTTCTTCAATCTTACATATCTATACGATGCTTTTTGTTTAATCACCCTATTATTAGGTGCAACAACATTGTCATATGCTCTGAGAATTTTATCAACTAGCAAATCATAAGGTTTACTAATATCTAAGTGAATTCCTGCTTTTGGCATCTCTATTGAAAATTCTTTTAAATACACATTATTTCTATCATGTGTATTTAAGTCTTCTTTCATAAGTCCCAATCCTTCTTCGATAAACTTCTGTTCATCTTCCGAAAGATCCAATACGTATCTTCCGGAAGCATTTCTTAGAACAGAAAATTTGTCAATAGCAGAATCAAGTTTGCCATCATATAAAGGGTGCTTCGAATTTGTCACACCCTTGATCCTTTTTGGAATGTACTTGTAACGCACACTCACACTTTTTTTAACTTTTGTTTCCATATTTAGCCTATGTTTTTAAAATTTATTTCTTCTTATTGAAGAATACTTGGGATGAACGCTGCGGTTCTACCACTGTCTACAATAGCAGCTCCAAAAGAACCGTATCTTGTATAAGTAGCACTATCCTCAGGTGTACCCATGTACTGAATATTTCGCTCTCCTGTAAAAGGATTTCTGAAACCAGCCTGGTATCCCCAGTTATCTCCACTTGCTAACTCTACTTTGTAGATATTAGGATCAGATGCATTACCAATGAAGTAAATATCATAACGGTAAGACTCAGCAACACCACCACCTAAGTGAGGAGCACGGATTTTATTTCTTACTTTAGAATCATACATTGGATCAGTTTCAACTTTCACATGGTATCCCATTGGAGAGATCCATTCTGTGAATTGGAAGCCAGCAACAAATGCATTTGGATGCATCTCAGAAGTTGTCTTTCTGTAAGTAGCAGGGTTCATAGTTGTAAGAGAAGTCCAACCGGAAGCTTCAGCAGTAACAGCTTTGTGGAATTGAGAAGCACCTCTTTCACCTGTACGGATCAAAATAGTTCTTTCAGAATATTCCAACTTACCCTCACCGATATCAAACAACATATCTTCAAGCATTGCTAAGCTAAAGGTATCATAAAACTGAACGTTAGAAGCTTCTTGCTGCTCACGAAGTCCCATACCTTGCTTAATGTAGTAACCTGATTTACCAATATTCATATATCGGCCATCATCGGTTCTATTTGATCTTGAGAATGCAATTGCATGCGCTTTCTCATAAGACCATGTCTTCTCGATTGTCCACTCAACAGCAGGCATCCAAGTTGTAGTTTCAATTTCTTGCTTACCACGTTTAAGAACGATAGTCGAAGCAACTTTTTTACCAATGTTTTTACCTGGCTCTTTGTGCTCCAAACGAATAGTAGTCATTTCATTTCCCATTCTTGTAGGAGATGCAAAACTGATCTCACCACCTTTAGTTGAAAGTGTGTCTTCAACTGGAGAGAAATCCTTAGAGAATCTTTTTCCTGCAATTAATTCAGAACCTGGCATACCATTTTGGTTATTACCCATTAATTCTGCAATGTATAAAACACCACCAGAACCTAATTCTTCACCATCACTTTTAATACGCAATTGATAAAGTTCATTCTTTTCACCCACAATCATGTGCACGTCAGAAAAGTAAGCTTCAGGGAATACCAATTCAATATCAGAACCTCCTGCACCTACACCTACTGTCGCAGCATCAACTGCAGCTCCATTCCAGGTAGCTGAAATAAGTGGTATGTTTCTTTCATTGTCTCCGGTAACGTCCCAGAAGAATTCTCCCTCCTCGTCCATCTTTTGTGTTGGAAACATATTTAACAATGAGTCCAAGTTGCGGACTCCTTCAGAACTTAAAAGCCTGGTAACAGTTTTCTTTAGAAACTGCGGCTTGTTCTGGAACATGATACCAAGGTGGTTATCCGTCACTAGTCCGGTAACACTCTCAGCTTCATTGAATTGATACTTCTGTAATTTACTCATCTATATAAAAATTTAATGTTAAACGATATCATCAATCGAATCTATGTCGATCTTTGTCTTAGGCGTAATCTGCTTATCACTAAAACTTTTACCTGAGTTAAGTTTTACTACTGAGTCTTTAAATCTTCTGCTTACTCTGCTCTCTGCACTTCTGTCGAAAGCCGATAAACTTTTAAAGCCATCAGTTACTGTGAACAAATATAATAATTTATGTTCGAAATCTACTGGATTCTCCAGTTTAAATTTCATAAGAGCGTTCACAGGCTCTCCTGATTTGGTGTACCCTACTACTGTATTCATAGTATGCTTCAGCTTCTCAACCGTGGTTTTACCTATGTTTTTACCAAATATACTAGTCTCACCCATAAACTTAGAAAGTTCTTCTATTCTAGCAGCTTCTGCAGCTTTAGCTGCTTCGGCTTGAGATTTATACTTCCCTACTGTATCTTTAATCATACCTTGTAGATTAGCCTTCCTAGTAGCTAAAGCTTTTACAGCCTCTGCCTCTAACTGACCATTCTTCTCTATCATATCAGTGTATCCCTTAGCATCTTCATCAGAGAACCCTTTATGCTTGAACTCAGAATATATAAGACCTGCAGCCAGATCTCTATCTTTACCTAGAGTCTCTACAGTTATTCTTTCTGTCTCTGCTAAAGCTTTCTGGATTTGTGCAACCTCTTGCTGAGGAACACCCATACCCATATACTCTAAAGCTTGTTTAGTTGTGTCATCTAATCTAGCTTGAATCTCAGCTTCAAATGCAGAAGCTAAATCTTCTTCGGATTTTATGTCTGTATCTCCGGAGAAAAATCCTTTTCGTTTTAATAGGTCTGCTACACCTCCAAAGAATGTCTCATCTTCAGATGCATTCTCATTACCTTCCAAGAATTCTGCAGCATCTCCTGCTTTTACTTTATCATCTCCTTCATCTCCTTCGTCCCCATCTCCATCCTTATCTGGCGCAGATTTTCCCCAGGTAGAAGCAGTCTCTTCGCCATCTCCTAATCCATCTACATCCTCCATATTGATATCCTTGATATCAACATTAGGAGCTGCCGGTGTTGGATCAGCACCGTCTACAGGTTCTCCTACTGGAGTAATAACAGGTGCTTCTGATCCTAATTCTGTTGCGCTAGCAGGTTCTCCTGCTTCATTTGTAATTTCAATTGCCATGTTGTTTTGATTTATGCAGAAACTTTAGTCTGCTGATTCTTATTATTCACATCTTTTTCTTTTATATCAAGCTCTCTGTTTTTCAATAAATGATTTCTATTTGAATCTACTGCTAACCGCATACCAAACCCATATTCTGCATTATCTTCAA